TATATCTATCCAACTCATTGTCTTATCTCCTTTCCATGCAAAACGACCGACACCCTGCCACCGGCAAGGGTGGCAGTGCAGTGAATATTTTCGCTTTCAATCGGTCTCGGTCTCATCGCAAATCTAAAATGGTTTTTCAATTATTTAATTATGCTCCCGCCTCTTGATTAACGGTTACGTCTTTCTTAATGTCGGGATAATCTACCAATGTGATGGTATATTTACCTGTACGGGCAGCACCGGCATTGGCAGCACACACACATTTGGCTTTACCCGAAGCAATGCTTACGGTCAACCAATCGTTTGCTGTAGCAATCGTCCACTCTAAACCGTTGGTATCAACCGTGCGGTTCTTGGTTCCGCCGGCGGCTGCAAAATCAATTTCATCGTCGGTAAGAATGGTAGGGGTAGCCACCACATCGCTGATAATAGCTCCTATTGCCTCTTCTTTCAGAGGTAAACAGATAGAGTAGTGGCGGAAGTTAACCAAGTTTTGTTGGTTTTGAGGATCGGTAGCTGCTTCCGACAAATAGGTTTTCGTAGTACCGTCGGCTTTCATCATACGAGGGGCATAGAAAGCAACGCTGCCTTGCAAATAGCCGGATGTACTCTCACCGAAGGCTATTTTCTTTAAAGTAGAAGCATTGAAGTAAGGATTATCGCCGAACTCGTAAATCTCGAACGAGTACATATTGGTAATCTTACCGCTCTCGTAGTTATAGTATTGTTGTGCAAACTTTTGGTCGGCTTCCAACAAATCGTTCACGTGGTCGGTGCATAATACCAATATACGCCCGACAACAGGAACCTTCATTTTGTCGAATTTCTTTTTCATCGCAATAACGTCAGAACGAGTAAGAGCCTTACGAGTTCCCGCATCAACGCTCGCTCCGGTCGTTTTAATAACCGGCGTTAGCGTTTTGTTTTCCGAAGGTGCCAACGCATGAATGGCTTTCGCATACTTCTTATCATTAATAGCATCACGATGACGCTCAATAACGCTACTCATTTTATCGTAGCTAATGGCATACACTTCATCGTCGGTAATAGCGGTGGGTTGGGTTTGGTATTTATCCAAGCCTATCGGTTTATCCGCATCTGCCAACGTCTCTATCGCCAACGGATAAGAGGTATTATTAATTAACACGGTAGGATCGCCGCCGATATTAACAAAATGAATAACATCGTTTTCGGCATATTGGTCGTAACTCTTAATTTTAGCGTACCAACCCAACGATTCGGCTGAAGACCTAAATGCTTTTACCATAAAACCCGTCCACGCTTCGGTATACAATCCGGCGGTTAAACTGCCGGCAGGTGCCACTTTTCCGAAAGCAGCACTCAACACAACTAAACCTGCACCGCCTTCAAGGGGTGTAAGTCCGATAAAAGGGGCGGCTATCGCACCCACAAAGCAGTTAAGCATAACTGCAACTAACATCAACATTATCTTTTTCATCTCTTTTTAATTTTTTGATTTTTACTTGTTAATTCCTAATTTTTAATTGTTAATCCATTTTCGGCTCAAAACCAAACTCGGCTTTATACAGATCTATGTAGCCGTCTCTGTCGTTCTCACGCAGATGTATCAGCTCCTCGCTCGATAGCTCGCTGTATTTTTTCACACCACCGCCGCTGCTACCCGCACCGGACGACTGATTCAAAAATTGGCTGGGTTTTACGACAGGCTCAACACTGTCCAATGTTTTTTGCAACTTCTCTAACCCAACAGCTTCGCCCAACTCGATAAAATGAGCTGCCTTGTCGGCTGTAATTTTCTTGGCTGAAACGGCTAAATTAACCGCATCTTTTATAGCCTTTTTCTCTTTTTCTTTTGCCTCGTTTTGCAAGGCTTCAATGGTTTTGTCTTTTTCGGAAATCACATCATTAAGTTTTTTCAGATCCCCGATAGCTGCTACTATTTGCGCTTCGGTGGCACTCTCAGCCAAACCGAGCGACATCGCAATTACTTTCATTTTTAAATTGTTTTCGTTAATACTTTTATTATTTAATTGACATTCTTTCAATAAACCGACGGGGCAATCGTCCCCCGTTTTCAATTCTATCATTTTGCCGTCTTTACACAGAGAAAGAGAGTTGTAATTAGAGCCTATATCCGCCACGCTGGCTTCCAACAAACGGCTCTTAGTAACCGTACGACGTGTTTGACCTTGAACAACATGCTCCGGCTTCTCGCTCTCTTCCAACATCTCGACGCATACGGAACACATATTAATAATGCCTTTCTCCACCTTACGTGCAATGGAAGCGGCAAAAGCATCGTCCTCGTCAAACACCGCATCGGCTTTCAACACACCCTCTTCTATCCGGATGTTCTCCCATTTACCTATCGGCAAAATGGTGTTGTTGCTGTCGGACCAACTACGGCTGTGATTCCATAACATAATGGGATTCTTTTTAAAAAGACTCAAGTCAATCCCGTCGGTTAAAATTCTAAAACCGTAAGAATTGACGCTTTCATCGCTTAATACAAATGTTTTTGCTTTTTTTGCCATACATTAAAATTTTTTGTGTAAACAAAGTGCAGCAAAAGTACAAAGCCTCCCGTTCATTAATTTTTTTATACATCAAAACAAACAACATCTTATTCAATTTGATACATACAATCAAGACAAAGCCTGCTTTGTCTTTACTTTTGCCGTGTTTCAATAAAAAAAAGCATGAAAATAAGTGATAAAAAAGAATTGGCACGGCTCTACTATATGAGGGGCGAAAGTCAAAAAAGCGTCGCCGAAAAAGTAGGCGTAAGTCCGCAAACGGTCAATCGGTGGGTGGATAAGGAAGGATGGGCTGCCAAGCGAGCCGCCGAAAACATCACACGTCCCGAATTGGTAAACAAGCTGTTGATGACCATTAACAAACTCATTGAGCAGGTCAACGATTCGGACGACCCGCTTTTGGTATCCGGATTGGGCGATAAGCTCTCAAAGCTGTCGTCAGCCATCGAAAAATTAGATAAAAAAGCAAATGTAGTAGATGCTATCGAGGTCTTTATGGCTTTCGGTAGATGGATGCAATACAGGTCGAGCTACGACAGCGAGATAACACCTGAGTTGCTCAAAGCCATCAACCGCTATCAAGACCTCTATATCAGCGAACGAAGATTGGAAACTGTGGTGCGAAACCGTACAAAACCGCACAGTCGTCGATTCGTTCGAGTCGAAAGAAGACAGAAACAAACGAATTGAACGGCTAAGAGCCAATTACAGAGAGTTTGTCGACTACTACTTCCCGCACTACACAACCGACAAAAAAACAGGCAAAAGCACGGCATCGGCGGGATTTCACATAAGAGCTGCCAACAAAGTGCTGAAAGAACACAACCTGAAAGCCGTGTTTATTTGGGCACGCGGACACGCCAAATCGACACACTTCGACGTGTTTATTCCGCTGTGGTTAAAATGCCAAGCCGTTAAACAGATAAACGTAATGGTATTGATCGGCAAAAGCGAAGACAACGCCAATGTTCTGCTGTCCGACATACAAGCCGAACTGCAATACAACCAACGCTACATCGCCGACTTCGGACAACAATACAACACCGGAAGCTGGCAAACGGGAGAGTTTGTAACGCTCGACGATACCGCTTTCTTTGCTCGTGGGCGAGGACAATCGCCACGAGGTTTGCGATACCGCTCCTTCCGTCCCGATTACATTGTTATCGACGACTTGGACGATGACGAACTATGCCAAAACGAAAAAAGAGTCAACCGACTGACCGATTGGGTAAGAGAAGCTCTTTTCGGAACGCTCGACGGCGGGCGGGGACGTTTTGTTATGGTAGGCAACCTGATAGCGAAAAACTCTGTCCTCAACAAAATAAGCAAAACCAAAGGCATACACATCAACAGAGTGAATGCTTACGACCGCAACGGCAAGGTAAGCTGGGCGGAAAAGTGGACGAAAGAAGAGATACAAGCAATGGAGCAATTTATGGGCTACCGGGCATTTCAAAAAGAAATGATGAACAACCCCATCACCGAAGGGGCTGTCTTTAAAAACGAATGGATTAGATGGAAAAAACCGCTGCCTTTAAGCAGCTACGACGCTTTGGTAGCTTATTGCGACCCTTCGTTTAAGGCATCGGCAAAAAACGACTACAAAGCCATTAAGGTATGGGGAATGAAAAACACCGAGCTTCACTGCCTTTACGCCTTTTGCAGGCAGTGTTCCGTCGGTGAAATGGTGCGTTGGTTCTACGACCTGCACGAATCGCTGCCAAGCAACGTAATTTGCGATTACTACATGGAAGCCAACTTTATGCAAGAACTTATATTGGACGAATTTGCAAACGAAGGCAAGCTAAGAGGCTACCAGCTGCCCATAAGAGGCGATTACCGAAAGAAACCCGACAAACACCAACGAATTGAAGCTATTAGTCCGCTGTGGGAACGCGGTTTTGTCTTTTACAACATTAACCAACAAAACGACCCCGATATGCTGACGGCTTTAGAGCAATCGCTCTCGTTTGAAAAAGGAAGCTCAACCCACGACGACGCCCCCGATGCCGACGAAGGTGCCATTTTCATTTTGCAAAAAAACAGACGAATGGAAGCATTCCAACCCCTATTCGGACTAAGAAGAGAACCTAAATCATTATGGTAATTAAAAAACAGAGATATGAAAGCATTTAAACACGGAATCAAAGCATTTATTTTCGACTGGCGACTAAAACGGAAAATCCGATTAGCCAACCGGCTGAGCAAAGAAAACAAATATAAATATTTGGTATTAAACATAGGCGGTAAGCCGGTCATCAAGCAGCGAAACATTGTAAAAGAATACTGCCGACAAAAGGTATTCAATTGCAGTTTGGAAACCATCGAAAGAAATGCCTTATATAAAACTTATTGATTATGTTTATCACAATAGAAGAACTGAAATCGGTCGCTTACGACTATCAGATTAGCGACATCGTCGACAACGACGAAACCATTGTCGAAATAGCGATAGAAGCTGCCGTCGAGGAAATGAGAAGCTACCTATCCGGACGCTACGACACGGAAGCAATCTTTGCTCAGCAAGCTCTACAACGCAATCCGCTCATTGTAGAACTTTGCAAAGATATTGCACTGTGGCAAATAGTGAGACTGTCCAATACCGACATACTTTTCGACAAAGTAAAAGAACGCTACGACAGAGCCGTCGACTACTTAGACCGAGTAGCCGAAGGAAAAATATCGCCTACCTTGCCCGTAAAAAAAGACGAGCAAGGCAACGAATTAAACCCGATTAAATACGGCAGTATGCCACGTCAACAATATGATTATTAAATGATATGATAAAAGATAAGAAAAAGCTATTGATAGAGCTGAAAATACAAGCCGAACGTTTAAGCAAAAAAGACATCGCCACATGGCGACGTGCTTGGCAAATTGCACTTAATCCCGAAAACCCGCAACGTGCGGCTTTGTTAGATGTATATACCGACGTTGCCGTCGACTTGCACCTTTCGGGTGCCGTCGACCAACGCAACCGTATGGGATTTAAAAAAGCATTTAAAATAGTAGACAAAACCGGTAAAGAACAACCCGAACTAACAGAGCTGTTTGAAGTCGAGTGGTTCAAAGACTTTTGGAAATACGTACAAGAGTCCGTTTATTACGGCTATTCGCTCATTGAGTTCGGCGACATAGTGGTCGACGATAAAACAATGCGTTACAGCCATGTGTCGTTAATACCGCGCAAACACGTTATCCCCGAATTTGGCGTAGTGGTAAGAGAAGTAGGCGATGAACCGAAAAAAGGGATAAGTTTTACCGAAGGCAAAATGGCGGAATGGTGCATAGGAGTAGGCAAACCCAACGACTTGGGATTGCTGCTGAAGCTGGCGCCTCCGGCACTGTCGAAAAAAAACATGCTCGCTTATTGGGACGCATTCGGAGAGATTTTCGGAATGCCCATCCGGATAGGCAAAACGGCGTCGAGAGACCCGAAAGACATTGACCGTGCCGAGAAGTTCTTGGCTGAAATGGGAGCGTTAAGCTGGGGCTTGTTCCCCGAAGGAACCGAAATCGAAATCAAAGAAACCACACGAGGCGACGCCTTCAACGTCTACGACCGACGAATTGAGCGTGCCAACAGCGAAATGAGCAAAGGCATTCTCAACCAAACCATGACCATAGACGACGGCTCGTCTTACTCACAGTCGCAAACGCACTTGGATATTTTTAAAAACCTTATCGATGCCGATGCCGACAGAGTAAGAGACGTAGTCAACTGGAAGCTCATACCTCAGATGATTCGACACGGATTCCCGCTTCAAGGATGCCGTTTCGACTGGGACGAAAGCGTCGAGTGGACGCCCGAACAACAACTGCAAATCGAGCAAATGCTCTTAATGTCTTACGAGATAGACCCGCAATATTTCATCGAGAAATACAATATTAAAATAACGGGCGTTAAGCAACAACCCGATTTTTCCAACCTCAAAATAGAAGACAGCCGTTTTTTCGTCTGAGGGCTGGACGCCCAGCCCTGACAACAGAGCTTGACAGTTTATATTATAATAACGATTTAGCGACACTCAGAGAGCATTTAAACGAATTTAAGACCGCCGATAAGGGAAACTACCGATTAGCCTCTAAAAAGGCGGAAGAAGAGATTTTAGACGATATTGCAGCCAACCCCAACCCCTCGCTCAACAGCAGGCTCTACAAAGCCTATGCGGCACACTTACGCAAAGCCGTCGATGCCGTTTATGCACAAGACACCGACAGCGGGCTGGCAGACAGGTTCCGTGCCAATGTAAGCCGTTTTGCAGCTTACAAAGCCCACCACGCAACACGACTCATTAAAAAGAGCTTAAACGAAAACAACAGAGCTGAAG